AAACGCCGACGCGGTGCCGTTTCAGCCAAGCGAGATGGACCGGCTGATCACGCGGCTGGCAGCCAAAGAATTGTTGAGCCGAGACGACGAAACACGCGCGGCGAAAATCGAAAAGGCTCGGGCATCATGGGAGCGTGCCGTGCCGATCAACAGGGACACAAAGGACGCCTGCCGGCCTGCGCTGTTATACTTGAACTCACGCGGCCTTAGAGCCTCTGTAGCGGCCGGTGTAGCGCGCTTTACGCCCAATCTATACGAAGGGCCCGCGATCATCTTTCCGGCGCTGGGCGACGACGGGAGCGTCTGTGGCGTGCAGGCCGTCCTGCTCACCCCAGAGGGACAGAAGCGCGAGCACAACGGGATATCGAAATACAGCCGAGGCGCCATATCCGGATCAGCGATGCGTATTGGCGATGAGCACGAAGGTGGCGCCATCATTATGGTCGAGGGGCCGGAGGACGCGCTGAGCGTCAGGCAGGCCGTCGACGGCTTTGCGGAGGCGACGATCATCTGCACGTTCGGTAAGGCCGGCATGTCGACGTACAACCCGCCGAGGGCCAGCGATGTTACGATTTGCGCTGACCCCGATCTTGACGTGGCGGCGGTCGGCGACGTGCTCAAGGGCGACGGTAGCGTCGACGTGCACGTCGTGCGCTTCGATCAGCAAGGCTTCGAGAACGTAAAGGACGCAAACGATTTTCTGCGTGAGGCTGGAGCGCAAAAAATGCGTGAGGCTCTGGCGATGGCGAAGCGGCTCGATGATGTTGCGGCCGAGAGTAAAGCGGTCGACGTCAATCTGTCTGACGAGGTTTTCTTTATCGCGGAGGCAAAGCCGCAGCTTGGCAGCTCCTACCTGATAAAAAACTGGTTTGGCTGGGGCCAGATGTCGGTCGTGTACGGGCAGTCAAATGTGGGCAAGTCGTTCTTCATGCTGGATGCGCTCTATCACGTTGCAGCCGGACGGATCTGGATGGGCAACCGCACAAAGCGCTCCAGCGTTCTTTATCTAGCCACAGAGGGCGGAAACGCATTCCGTAACCGAGCATATGCAGTCGGCCAGAAATACGGTGACGTGGATGTCCCGTTGGCCGTGCGGGCGAGCCCCGTTGACTTGCTCGATCCGGACGCCGACGTGATGAAAATCGCCGAGCTGGCGAAACAGGTGGAGGCGCATACCGGCGTTCCGATGGGGGCGATCTGCGTCGACACTCTCAGCCGGTCGATGGCAGGCGGCAACGAGAACAGCCCAGAAGCGATGACGGCATTCATTTTAAACTGCGACCGGCTGCGGCTGGAGACGGGCTGCGCGGTTCCGATCGTGCACCACTCGGGCAAAGATACAGCGGCGGGTGCACGCGGCCACAGCTCACTCAGGGCCGCCTGCGATACGGAAGTCGAGCTGGAGGTGGCCGAGGACGGCGTGTACCGCTTCGCTAAAGCCACCAAGCAGCGAGACTTGCAGGGCGGCGGCGTGCTGACATTCAAACTCGACGACTTCCCGCTGGGCACTGACGAGGACGGCGACCCAGTGTCAACCGCAGTCGTCACGCCGGTCGATGAGGAGGAGGCAAGCGAGGCGCGGCAGAAGCGGCCAAGCGGAAAGAACCAGCGCCTGATCTTGTCGGCGTACAAGCAGCTCAGATCAGAGCGCGTGGGGCACATAAATATGGCCGGCGCCGGATGGCCGGAGGCAGGCACTCGGTGGATCATTCAGGAAGCCGTTCTGCGTGAACACGCGCTCGGCAAGATGACGGCCAACAACAAGCGGCAGACGTACACGCAGGCGCTCGACGGGCTCATTTCCAGCGGTCATATGGCTATGAATGACGGATTTGTGTGGTCGACGGGTGCCGAGGGTAAGGTGACGGGTGCGTCATAAAAACGGATGCAATGAAATCAAGAGGTTACGGTATGTTTTATGACAATTATGACGGTTTATGTTCATATTATGACGGCAGACGTGTAGGCGTCATAATAATCATATATGCCTAAGAGGCATATAATTATGACGCGCGTGCGTTGGGGATAATAATGGTTAGACAGATCTACGAGAGCGAGCAGGACAGAATAAACGAGCGAAGGCTGGCTGATGTTATTCAGGGGGCGTATAATTGTGAGCTGCATAAAATGCCAATGAAACTCAGTCTGGACTTCATGGCGACTAGGGGTGGAGAAGCGGTGGCGTTTTTTGAGATGAGGCAAAGGGGCAATCTTATGGCAGCGTATCCAACCTATATGATTTCGATGTATAAGGTTATGATGGCGGACGCGCTTGCGAAAAGCACGGGCCTGCCGTCGTTCTTGGCGGTCCAGTGGAAGGACAGAGCAGGCATGTGTAGGCTGCCGTCCGAAGGGTCGAGCTACGGCATGGGTGGATCGGTAAGGCGCGGTGATCCGCAGGACATTGAGCCGGTGGCTTACATCCCAATGGAAAAGTTTAAAGTGATTGCCTGAAAGGAGAACAAGATGGCGAGAAAAGGAAAGATGAGAAAACCGACGGCGCAGGAGCTGAAGTACAAGCACCTGAATACTGGCGAGGCAAAGGACGTCATACCGGCGGCAGTGTGGGGCCAGCTAGAGCCGCTGGACCGTGTGGCCAGAGATAAGACGGCGCGTTGGGGAAATACGCTGCCGTCGTTGGTGAGCCCTGACTTAGCTGGGCGCTTTGAGGCGGCCTATGAGGCGCTGCACGCCGCTGTAAGTGCGAAAGATCCGGTGCGGGTCAACAAGATCGCGACGCAGCTTATCAAAGCGTGGGGCGTGCTAGAGGCGGAGGCAAAGGCGGCTGGGCATCAGCCATTGCCGGAGCACTGCTATTGCGTGGAGCTGGAGGAGGGCAAGATAATTTGCATTGCGCTGCACGGCTGGGCGGAGCTGCGGCAGAAGTATTCGGATTGGACGGTGTACTCTTTCGAGGACGCTGCGAGGGTGTTAACATCGCATTTTAGCGAGGCGTTTTTAGATGCAGCGTTTGACAGCTTCCCAAATGCACGGGTGACGCGCATCGAGGGCGTCGACAAAACTAAGACCGCAAAAATACTGGAGGATGAGATACCGTGGTAAGAGACGAGGTTTTAAGGAAAGCCGAGGAGCTGATAAACGGCGACCGGCAGAAAGCATACGGTGATGCATCGGTGCTGCACAGAAGGATAGCGCTCATGTGGAGCGCCTATCTGGGTAAGGATGTATCAGCCAAGGATGTTATGGCGATGATGGCGCTGCTAAAGATTTCTCGCACGGCTGGAGGTGTGGGCACTGCCGACAACTGGGTCGATGCTTGCGGATACGCGGCGCTCGCAGCAGAGCAGGAGGATTGCAATGGGTGAGATAGCACGCAAGAAGCTGGCCGCGATCGAAGAGGTCGGCGAGGAAAGCATATTCGATGACATAGCGTCAGGCATGACCGTGAATAAGATGATCAAGAAGCTGAACATCGGCTGGCGTCTCTGGTACAAGTGGCTCGACAGCAAGACGGGACGACGCGATCGATACTATCAGGCGATGGAGGCTGCGGGTCACTACTACGCCGCGCGAGCGGTCGACACGGCGCAGGAGGCGGACGCTGGCAACGTGAACTTAGCGCGCCTGCAAGTGGACACTGACAAGTGGATCGCGTCGAAGCTGAACCCGCAGTATGACGTGAGGCAGAAGGACGTGCAGATCAACATTAGCGTGAACGACTTGCACGCGCAGGCAGCGGCGCTGCTTGGCGACGTCGAGGATGCCGAGGTGATCGACGAGGGTGACGTTTGAACCGCGATTTCGGGCACCGGCGGCGACGCACATTCGCGCGCGGGAGCGGGATTTCGATCGCCGCTTTTGCGCCGGATCGGGGTAAAGTGGTCGCCTTTAAGGAGAAACATCAATGTTTTCAATGGGGTTTTTTTAACATAATATGTATTATGCGCTGTAATCGTTTTAGATCGGGGTTTTTGGCGCCTCGGCGGTCGATCGGTCGCCGTTTGACCCCCCCCTTCGCAAAACCGAGGGGGTGCAATTATCAATGACCCCCCCACGCACCCCCGTGACCCGCCCCACCCCTGCGCCCCGTTTTCAAAATTAGGAGCCCCTCATGAACAAGCCTGTCGAAAACCCGTTTCTGGCGCTCATGCGCCGCTACCAGAATGAGCCCGTTCTCTTTGCCAAGGAGGTCATCGGCATTGACCCCGACCCGTGGCAGAAGGAGCTGCTTGCGGCTGTAGCGGACCCTGCGAAGAGGCGCATATCGGTGCGCAGCGGCCACGGCGTCGGCAAGTCGACGGCCGTTGCTATGGCGGCCCTGTGGCACGTTTTGATGCGCGTCCCGAGCAAGACGGTGACCACGGCGCCCACCAGCTCGCAGCTCTTTGACGCTCTGTTCGCCGAAATGAAATCATTGGCCAAGAAGCTCAAGCCGCCGTTTAATACGCTGCTCGATATCAAGTCGGACCGGATTGAGCTGAAGAGCGCGCCGGAGAGTAGCTTTATCAGTTGCCGGACGTCGCGCGCCGAGCAGCCGGAGGCGCTGGCCGGCGTCCACTCGATGGGCTCGATCTTGTTGCTGGCGGATGAGGCCAGCGGTATTGCGGAGGGCGTTTTTATCGCTGCCAGCGGGTCGATGTCCGGCATGAACTGTACGACGGTTCTCACCGGCAACCCGACGCGGAACACGGGGTTCTTTTACGACACGCACCACCGGCTCAGCGATAGCTGGCACACGATGCATGTGAGCTGCGTCGATAGCCCGCGCGTGAGCGATGATTATGTCGAGGATATGATGCGCCGCTACGGCGAGGATAGCCCGAGTTATCATGTGCGCGTTCTTGGCAACTTCCCGCCCTCGGAGGAGGACACGGTGATACCGGTCGCTCTGATCGAGCACGCGATGAATAGCGACGTGAGGGTGCATGAGAACGCCTCCAGCGTCTGGGGGCTTGATGTTGCGCGTCAGGGCGGCGATGCGACTGTGCTGTGTAAGCGGCAGGGGCCGGTCGTTCACCCGCTGCTTGTGTGGCGGAATTTCGATTTGATGCAGACGGCTGCGGCGGTAAAGGCGGAGTATGACGCCCTGCCGGAGACGAAGAGGCCGCAGGAAATCGTGATCGACAGCAATGGCTTTGGCGCTGGCGTTCTCGACAGGTGCATCCAGCTTGGGATGCCGGCACGCGGTTTGAACGTCTCGGAGCGCGCAGCGGCCTCTGGGACGTATTTGAATTTGCGCGCTGAGCTGTGGTTTAAGGCCAAGGCTTGGCTGTCTGGTATGGACGTCAAGCTGCCGCGCGATGACGCGCTGTACGCGGAGCTGGCGGCGCCTCGGTACACGTTTACTGCGTCGGGCAAGATGCAGGTCGAGAGCAAGGACAGCATGAAAAAACGCAAGGTCGCCTCGCCAGATCGCGCTGACGCTCTTTGCTTGTCGCTGGCGACAGATCATACGACGATGCACTACGGTAAGAAGGGGGGCTGGGCGGCGCCGCTGCGCCGGCGAGTGAGGGGAGTTGTTTAGTACGACGGGCGACGCTAAATAGGCAGTATTTAGATCATCGCCGCTAAACGCTAGAAAAGGGTTAAGATTTGCCGCCCGCCGTGACGCCCACGCTATCAGCGCGGGCGTATTCTGTCAAATTAGCGCCAGCGCTCCTTCGTATCAACAATGTCGTTTGCAAAACTTTGGGCGCAACGGTTTGTGCAGAAGTGGCCGCAATAGTGGGTGTAGCTTTCGCCGTCCCACAGGCTGAGCTGGTAGCGCAGCGAGCCGTTGCCATAGCTCCAAGAGTTATCGCGGATCACTTGCAGGTTGCCACGATACGGCTCTGTGCCAAAATAGCTTTCGGTTTTTTTCTTCGCGGGTTTGCCGCAGTTGATGCACGGTTTCGGGTGGTTGAATATGCGTTTCATTTGGGTTCTCCTACCAAGGTATCTCTTCATCGGGGTGGTCTGGTAGCCACACAATATCGTATTGATGCATGGCTATCAGGTACTCACGCAGGGTGTTGCCCCACATTACTTGCGCGCCTGCGACGGCGTCGTGATGGCGCCCGTCGAGTGCAGTTCCATCACTTCAGCTACACGCGCGCGCCGCTTGACCCGCTTATCGCGGATGCTGCACGGTTCGCCAAGGACGCCGCAGACGATGCGCCGACCTTGGACCAACTGAAAGTGCCAGCCCGCCACGATCAGGAACACACGATCGGCCGTGCGCTCCTTGACTGTGGCCTTGAGCCAGCCGGCTAGTGTTGGGCCTCTCTTGCGGCCCAGCTTTAAGCCAAATGATTTATAGTTGGCATCGATGCCGCACAGTTCGAGGGCGCGTAGGATCTCCCAAGTGTAAGAGCCCATAATTGCCCTGCGGCCACCAACGTGACGGATCAGCCGAGCGGCTTCGCCGGTGGTCATGCCGGTGATCGCGCTGATCACGGCGGGGCCGCAATAGCCGTTGCGGTCGGATTTTGTTTCGCCGTGGTTAACGGACTTGATTTTTAGGCACTTCATTGTGACCATCCTTTCTGGATCTGCAGACCCTTGCGCAGCATCTCAATGGCCTCTGACTTTGAGCCGTAATGCAGCGTGTCGAGCGCCCAAGCCACCCAGCTTGCAGCTTGCGGTGCAAGCAGCTCCGGCTTTGGCTGTGGCGCGGCTTTTGGCTGCGGCGCCGGTTGAGCGGCGCGAGTGTTTGAGTTGAGCCAGTCGAGCAAGTCTTGCTTGCTGGTGGGCACATCGACCTCGCGCCAGTCGCGGGGTGCCGCGCGGCGTGCGTCTGCTTGTGTGCCGTACCACTGGCCTTTGCTGTCTTGGTAAAGTCTCATAGCGTGTTCTCCTTTTGCTGCTATATTACCAATATGGGGTTACCAAGGCGTTATTTCAAGGGTACTAGAAAAATAATTTTAACTTTTTTTCAGAAAAAAGGGGTTACCGGTAAGTTTTTTTCCGGTAAAAAGGGGGTGCATCGGGTTTTTGCGAGATTTTCCCTGATGCTTCTCCGGCGTCAGGGGTTTTGACCCATCCTCTGGCGCTACGGTAACCCCGCGGCGCGTTCTCCCATCGGCCGCGGGGTTTATTTTACCTTAAAATGCTGTATTATGGGGCCACCTGATATTGGAGGATTGATATGCCAAAAGTTGGTGGGAAAAAATACCCGTACACTAAAGCCGGTAAAGCTGCGGCAAAGAAAGCCGCAAAAAAGGTTAAGAAGTAATGGCAAAAAAGGGTTTGTGGGAACACATCCACGCCAAACGGAAACGCATTGCTGCGGGCTCGGGAGAGCGCATGAGGAAAGCCGGCTCCAAGGGCGCCCCGACAGCTAAAGCGCTTAAAGCGTCGAAGAAAAAGAAATAATGGCGGCAAAGAAAAAAGACCCGCGGCTTGAGCGCGCTGGCGTTTCTGGCTTCAACAAGCCCAAGCGCACGCCCAATCACCCTAAGAAGTCCCACGTCGTTGTGGCGAAGGAGGGTGACAAGATCAAGACGATCCGCTTTGGCGAGCAGGGCGCGAAAACTGCGGGTAAACCCAAGGCGGGCGAAAGTGAAAAGATGAAAAAGAAGCGCGCGTCTTTCAAAGCGCGTCACGGCAAAAATATAGCCAAGGGCAAAATGTCTGCGGCGTATTGGGCAAATAAGGAAAAGTGGTAATGGGGTTTTAATGGCTATGACGTTTAGCGGGCTCCTAGACGCCCTGATAGATCACGAAAGCAAGGGCGACCCAGCGGCCGTTTCCAAGAGAGGCGCCGTCGGCCTGACGCAAGTGCGCCCCGAGTATGCCCACGACCTTGGCTACGACACACCAAGCGTGTTCGATGTGGCTCGTAAATACGGCTATGACACCGGAGACGAAACCGTCGAGGACGCCGCCCAGCTTCTCAAGGTGCCCGAAGTCTCCATCGAGATTGGCGGAGAATATCTGCGCAACCTGATTAAAAAATACGACGGCGACCTGAACGCGGCGCTGACGGCGTACAATTTGGGGCCGACATCTTACAACGAATTTGTTGCTTCCGGCGGCGATCGGTCCCGCCTCGGTGAGCAGGCGCGCAATTACCCGTCTAATGTCGCGGCGGAGTATCTGGAGGCGACCGGAGAGCAAATGCCGATGACAATCAAGCTGGACCCGAGGCTGCGGCCGCGAGCGCGGCCTGAAGGGGTCCAGATTAACAGAGAGACGTCGCCGCGCCCACGGGCCAGACCGGCCGGACTGCTTGGAGCAATGAGATGAGTAAGAAAAACGCCGCCCAGAACCTTCTGCTTGAAGTGATGGGGTTTGCGGGGCAAAGATACCCGCGAGTAATGCCGCCGGTTTTGCAGCAAGATCCAAAAAAACCGGTAAAAGGCGGGCTCTTGGGTCCGGCGGAGCCTTTTTTGGCCAAGCAGCAATCTGATGAAGCCGTAAAACTTTTAAAGGCCCGACGCAATGTCCAGAAGCGCATAGACGCCGGAGATTATGACCCATATTTCGACGTCTCTAAAAGGACAGACGTTGACCCCTCAAACTACCCCGATGCGGCTGCGCCCAACCAGACGCTGGCGATAATGCCTAAGAAGCAGGAAACTATAGACAAATATACAAAGCAGCTTGCATCTCCTGACGTAGAGCGCAGGCTTGAGGAGGCGTTTAAAAAGGGGCTGGATATACCAGACAGCGATCGCTGGTACTTTATGGGGCAGCTTGAAGAAGAGTTCATCAAGGAATACGGCCCACAGGCCGGCAGGCAAATGTTTGCCCGCATGTTTGCTGACCCGATGGCGGCGACCACTGGAGGCGCAGACCCCGCGTCAAATTTAGTCACCTCTGCCTACGGTAATTATGCTTTGAGGGCGGCAGGAAAGATGCCGGAGAAAGGGTATGACATGCCGTCTCCGGTTGGCGGCCGGTTTATCGGAGGTAACGCTGCTCAATTTAACAAAATGATAGCTGGAGGGCAGGGCGTAACACCTGATAACCCGAAGCGGTTTAACTTTTCGACAAATTTCCAAGGCGCCCGAGACAGGGCGACAATGGATGAGCAAATGTCCAAAGTCGGTTTTGGCTTAAACTTACCGCCGGCCGGCACCTACGGTCTGGCCGAGCTGCCCGTCCATAGTCTGGCCGCCAAATATGGCACCGACCCCCGAAATGTTCAGGAGGTCATCTGGCACGGCGGCACCGGCAAATCCGGAAAGCCAATGATCCAATTTGTCAACGAAGCCATAGAGCGCACGCGCGCTTTAACTGGCGAGAACCCCGCGGATGTTGTCCGCAAGGCGCTTGTCCGAGCTGAGATGCCTCTTTATTCGGTCGGCGCTGGCGCGGCGGGCTTGGCAGCGGCGAACGCGCAGAGGGACAAGAAAGTCCCTGCGGCCGATATTTTGAACTACTTGAGAAGCCAAGGGGGAACCTGATGGCCGAGTTCACGATAGCAGCTCAGCACATAGTCGACCCCGTGAGCGGTATTCGTTACCGATCA